AGGCAGACCAAGATTTGAGATAACTCCAGAAGTCTGTGAGAAGGTGGAGAACCTCTCAGCCCAAGGTTTAACAGTCGATCAAATAGCTCTTGTATTGGGTGTAAGTCACTGGACAATTTATGAAAGACAGAACGAATTTCCTGAGTTTTCTGATGCGCTAAAAAGGGGGCGTGGCAAGGGCGTTGCCAATGTGACTAACGCATTGTACACAAAGGCAGTGGATGGAGATAACACTGCCATGATCTTCTACCTGAAGAACCGAGCAGGTTGGGTGGACAAACAGGAAGTCCAGTCAACTGTTGAGCAGAGACATATCATAGATTTAACTAGGATTCCAAATGACCAACTTGAACAGCTTGAAAATGCATTTAAGCAATCTGACCTTGGAGCAAGTGAGGGCGGAGAAGTATCGGAGATCATTGAGGGAGTTTACGAAGGCTAGTTGGCCGTCTATCGAGCCTGCTCAACCTTTCATAAACAACTGGCATATCGATGCAATCTCTGATCACCTACAGGCTGTTGTGGAAGGTGATATCAAACGTCTGATTATAAATGTTCCCCCAAGACACATGAAATCTATTTCTGTGGCCGTGGCACTGCCTGCTTGGACTTGGACGAAGCAACCTGACAAAAAATTCCTCTATGCCTCTTACGCAAGCTCTCTGTCGGTCAGGGATAGCGTTAAGTGTCGTAGGTTGATCGACAGTAACTGGTATCAAGATCATTTTGGCGATGCATTTGATTTAACCTCTGACCAAAACCAAAAGCAACGCTTTGAGAACAATAAGACTGGTGCGAGGATTGCAACATCGGTTGACGGGGCGTTAACTGGTGAGGGTGGCGATATAATTATCATTGATGACCCACATAATGTGAGGGAGAGTGATTCTTCGCTTGTCAGGCAGGGTGTACTGGACTGGTGGGATCAGGCGATGCAAACCAGACTGAACGACCCCAGAACTGGTGCATTTATTATTATCATGCAGAGAGTACATGAGAATGACTTAGCAGGTCACATTTTAGCTAACGACCTTGGCCAAGAATGGGATCACTTATGTTTGCCTGCTCGATATGAGATAGGCCACCCAACGCCAACGATATCAACACTAGGCTTTGCTGATCCCAGAACTAAAGAGGGAGAATTACTCTGGCCAGAGAGAGTAGATAAGAAAACACTAGACAGTCTAGAGAAATCACTTGGAAGTTACGCAAGTGCAGGTCAGCTACAGCAAAGACCATCCCCGAAGGGTGGTGGAATCTTAAAGGCCAAGTGGTGGGTTCCTTGGGAGAGCCAAGACTTGCCGTCGAACATCGAGTACGTCATTCAGAGTTACGATACTGCATTCAGCACTAAGGAAACCGCAGACTACTCAGCTAGGACAACGTGGGGCGTGTTTAGACATGACGGCATGATGAACATCATGGTTCTTGATATGTGGTACGACAGGGTCAGCTATCCTGACCTAAGACGCATTGCCCAAGATTCATATGAGGAGTGGGAGCCTGACGCAGTGTTGATCGAGAAGAAGGCTTCAGGTCAATCTTTATTACAAGATTTACGCATGGCAGGAATACCTGTATTGGAATATTTACCTGACCGTGATAAGCAAGCCAGAGCGCACGCAAGTTCCGCATTGTTAGAAGATGGAAGAATCTACTATCCTTTTGACAAGAAGTGGGCTAAAGATTTAATTGACATTTGTTCAGCATTTCCTGCTGGAGATAATGACGACATAGTTGACACATGTACTCAAGCATGGCTAAGATTGAGAAAAGGTTGGTTTGTCAGCCACACTAACGATTACGAAGATGACGAATTTGTTGAAACAAGGAGGATGACTCTGTATGGCTAGGTCACCAATTTCACTCACTGAAAAGTTAGCACCATTTGCGGAAGCGACTCCAGCGGATAATTTCCAAGTTGAAGAAATATCAGACGAAGAGGTTCTGGTCGGAGATCCAGAATTAGACGATGGCATGATGGATGAGCCTGAGAATGAATTTGATTCTAATCTAGTAGAATCAATTGATGCTCAAGATTTATCCAGAAAAGGTCAGACGCTTATTTCTTATTATGAATCAGATAAGGAATCTCGATCTGAATGGGAAGAGCGATACAAAGATGGATTGAAGACTGTTGACCCTGACGGTGGCATGGATGAATCAGAAGATGAACGTGCGGCCCGTGGTTTATCTACAGTAGTCCACCCGATGATAGCTGAGGCGGCAACACAGTTTAACGCTAGAGCAATTGCAGAGCTATACCCATCTGGAGGCCCAGTAAAAACTGTTATTGTTGGCGATCCGAATCAAGAGCTAGAAGACCAGTCAAGACGTGTCAGAGAATTTATGAATTACCAGATTACTCAGGAGATGCCTGAGTATTTCCCAGACTTAGACCAAATGCTATTCCACCTGCCTTTGGTTGGTCAGACCTTCAAAAAGGTTTGGTGGGATGCGAATATGGGGAGGCAGTGCGCTCAGTTTGTAAAGGCTGAAGACTTTGTTGTAGCTCCTGAATCAAGAGACTTGTATACATCACCAAGGTATACTCAGGTTATTAGAATACCGAAGAATGACTACAACCGCTACGTTCAGTCTGGCTATTATCTTCCTGTTGAGTTTCACGGGAATGACATAGATCCATCTGGCGATACGATAGGCGAGATCGAGGGCATTGATCAGTACGGTGATACTCAGCAAGATGAAGTTGTTACATTGCTGGAAATGCATGTCTACGAGAAGTTTGACGGTGTTAGTGATTACGAGGCTGACGACGAGGCTGACGAGAATTTAGTACACTTCCCATATGTCGTCACGATTGATTATGATAATCAGTCGATTGTCAGTGTCAGGAGAAACTGGAGAGAAGACGACGAACGCAAACTTAGGAGAGATTGGTTTGTCTCTTACAAGTTCTTACCAGGATTAGGCTTTATGGGTTTTGGCCTGTACCACTTAATTGGTGGATTAGGAAAAGCGGCAACTGGCTCATTGAGGGCGTTACTAGATTCAGCGGCATTCGCAAATATGCAAGGTGGATTTAAGTTAAGAGGTCGAGTTTCAGGTGGCGAAGTTCAGGTTAATCCTGGCGAGTTCGTAGACTTAGACGCAACGGTTGACGATGTTAATAAGGCAATTATGCCATTGCCATTTAAGGAGCCAAGTCAGTCGCTCTTTAATTTGCTTGGATTTATTGTTCAGGCAGGACAGCGATTTGCTAGTACGGCTGATTTAAATGTTGGGGATGTAAACCCAAATGCGCCTGTTGGTTCGACGCTGGCTTTGATAGAGCAAGGTAGTAAGGCTTTTTCAGCCATTCACAAGAGGTTGCATTACGCTCAAGGTCAAGAGTTCAAATTACTTGCGGCACTTAACGCAGAGAACCTTCCTGAGTCGTTTACATTTTCGTTATCAGGCAGAAGCGAACAGATTTTCGCGGCTGACTTTAACGATCGCATTGACATCCTCCCTGTCAGTGACCCCAACATATTCTCAACTGCTCAGAGGATTGCTCAGGCTCAGGCTATTTTACAGATGGCTCAGTCAGCACCTCAGTTCCATAATTTATATAATGCATATAAGCGGATGTACGAGGCGATACGCATACCCAACATTGAGGAGATACTGAAGAAACCTGAAGAGGCTGTTCAGATGGATCCGATTGATGAGAATATGTCAGTTATGTATGGCAAGCCAATTCGTGCGTTTCCTGAGCAAGACCATGATTCTCACATTGCTGTCCATATACAGTTTATGCAAGATCCATCTCTGGGCGGCAATCCAGGAGCGGCTCCGATGCAACCTGTGTTAGTTGCTCACATTGCAGAGCATATTGCGTTACTTTACAGAGTTCGTATGGAGGCTGGTATTGGCATGGAAATGCCGCCAATGCCTGACTTTAAAGATCCAGACTTTACATTTGATGATGTGAACCCTGAATTAGACAGGTTAATTAGCCAGAGGGCGGCTCAAGTTGTACAGGCATCGCCTCAAATGCAACCAATTCCTGCTTTACAGGCGGCTATGCAACAAGGTCAGCAACAGGGTGATCCACTGCAATACGCACAACAGCTTGCACAATTAGAGACTGAGGCATTAAAAGCTAGAACTCAATCGCAGATACAAGCAGATCAGGCTAAAGCGCAATCAAATATCCAGATTAAACAGGCAGAAGCACAACAGAAAATGCAAATCGAGCAGGTTAAGGCTCAGGCTGACCTACAGGCCAAGGTAGCGAAGTTGGAGACTGAATTACAGTTAGAACGTGAGAAAAACGCGGCTGAGATTCAGTTAGAGCGAGAGAAGAATGCGGCAGAGCTACAGATGGAGGCGATGAAGAACAATGGCATATGATATGTTGGCCTCTATAGCACCGATTAATCCACAGGCATTTGGCCCTATTGTACAGCAGGGTCAGCCTCCACAGGGCGGAAGGCCACAAGGCCAACCTCCACAGCAAGGTGGAGATGTAATGACGCAGTATTTAATGAATAAAGTCGCTGAGATTAGAGGCGACAGAGGTCAGGGCGCATTAGGAGGCGTTATGGCATCTATGGCTCAACCGCAAGTAAGAAGAGGATAGTTTTATGTGTTTTGGTGGTAAAGGTGGTGGTGGACATCAAGGTGGCGGATCAAGTCAAGAAGATGGTGAGGTAAGAAAAGCCCACAAAGAAGCAGGGATTCCAGCGGCTGAGACAAGACGTTACTTTAGAGAGAAAGAAAACCCAGCGCATATGAGAAACAAAAATGCGGCTGGCGGCAATACATCTGTTTCGCATTCTAGGGATGAAGGTGGAAACTTAGTGGCGAAACAAGTTGATTATGGTCAGGGAAGTTTTGCTCCACCTCAAGGCGTTAGGGAGGGTGACCAAAGTCTAGCTATGAACCAACAAAAAACAATTCGTAGAGATTTTATAAGAGATAATAAATTTTTACCTGACCGAAGCTCATTAAGTGACAACTTAGTTGCTCAGAATTTAAGTAGAACTGAGAAATACAAAACTACGTCCGATCAATTTAGAGGTAAAACACCTGGAGAAATAGAGGCTATCAGAGCGGCAAATAGGGCTAAAGATCCTACTGACTTAGATGGCGATGGGAGTAGGCTTACATCTAC